CATGATTGGACAAATCTTAGGGGCAGTTGGAGGATTAGCTACCACTTACCTAGATGGTAAGGTAGCAGTACAGAAAGCTAACGCAGAGATTAAGGTTAAGCAAGCTACTGGTGAGATTGACTGGGATCTAGCAGCTATTCAAGCTACTCAGAACTCTTGGAAAGACGAATGGATTACCTTACTCTTTTCAATTCCACTGATTCTAGCATTCTGTGGTGATTGGGGTAATAATATTGTTCAAGCTGGCTTTGCTGCACTAGAAACTATGCCGGCATGGTACCAATATTCACTTGGTGGAATTGTTTCAGCAAGTATCGGGATCAGATCCGTAAGTAAATTCTTTGGGAAGAAGTAATGGCTATTAATAGGACAGGTAAAGAAGAAAAACCTAGATTTACTGGGGATGAAAAAATAAGATTACGTAAAATTCTTAAAGATAACCCAGTGTATTTTGATAAAATACTCAGAGATCTCTATAAACCACCAGCTAAAAAAGCCAAACCAAACTCTATAGGTCCAGAACTACGGGATAAAAAGGGTGTACTTAAACGAGCCTTATTAAATAAAGGTGGTATGGTAAAAGGTAAAAAGAAATGAACAAGAACTTTCAAAAATGTTTAGAGATGTTGCTACACCACGAGGGGGGCTTTGTGAATCACCCCCAAGATCCTGGTGGTATGACTAACCTTGGGGTGACTAAGGCTGTCTATGACAAGTGGATTGGGCGTGAGGCTACTAAGTCTGAGATGATGGACCTAAAGCCTGATGATGTAGCACCTATTTACAAGAAAAATTATTGGGATAAGGTAAAAGGTGATGATCTTCCTAGCGGTGTTGACTGGTGCGCCTTTGACTGGGCCGTTAATAGTGGTTCTGGTCGTCCAGCTAAAGCTATTCAACGTGCTGTGGGAGCAACAGCAGATGGGGCTATTGGCCCTATGACTTTGCAAGCTGTCATGAACAAGGAACCTCAGATGATTATCGAGAGTGTCTTTAGTCAACGTCAGAAGTTCTATGAGTCCTTACGTACCTTTGAGACCTTTGGTCGTGGTTGGACTCGTCGTAATAAAGAAACACTAGACCAAGCACTGAGTATGGTAGGGGATAAATAATATGAGTTACGTTAATGCAGCTAAAGCTATAGCTAAATCTTTAGGAATTAACCCTAAAGAACTAACTATGAGTTTAATAAAAAAAGCACCAGTACCTGTTAGGTATAAAAAACTGTTCCAAGGTCAAACTGCAGGGGAAGCAAAAATGGTTCCTTCAGCTAAGTCTAGCAGAGCTATGGCAGCACAGGAAGCTAAATCAGTAGGTGCTTTTGCAGCTGTAACGGGTGGCTCAGCTATAATTAAAAAGATTTTAGAGGCCGCAAAAAACCCTAATATTGAGAACAGCTCAAATTTAAAAGGACGTAATAAGCCTCGTACCCCTGTTAATAAAGCTATAGATTCTGCTAAAAAAGCTACTAAACCTAAAGCAAAACCTATGCCTCGACCTAAAGCTAGACCTAAAAAATTAGCCCCTATGTCTTCTTTAAAACCTAAAGCAAGGCCAAAGTAAATGGCTATACCTGAACGAGTCAAGAACAAGATGAAAGCTGTAGGGCTTAAGGGAGTCAACAAAGCTCAACGCCTTAATGATAGCAGTGGTAAGTCTCACCACGTTATGGCTAGTGAAGGTGGTAAGTATAAGTATATTAAGTTTGGTGAGAAGGGTGCTTCTACTGCAGGTAAACCTAAGGATGGTGAATCTGACAAGATGAAGAAGAAACGTGCAAGCTTTAAGGCTCGTCATGCCAAGAACATTAAGAAGGGTAAGATGTCTGCAGCTTACTGGGCCGACAAGGTTAAGTGGTAGTGACTCTTATTTCTCACTTCCCTTTACCTAGCTTTCCTTTTCAAACTCATGATAATATTATCTTTGAGAAAGCAGACAAAGATAGGTCAAGTAGGAATAATGAAGTAGAAAAACCTAACAAGATTACTCCTGATACACCAGTAGAAGATCTTAAAATAGTGAATCAGATGTATGCTTATAATCCTAATCCAAACAAGTTACGAACTCCTGATGGACAGATCGTAGACTTTATTATTGCTTAAAGGGAAGAACATGAAAAAGAAAATGAATCCGGGAATGGCAGCATTAAAAAAGAAAGCACCAAAGGTAGCAGCTAAGATGGGCTATAAGTATGGTGGTATGGCCAAAAAGAAAATGGGCTACAACAAAGGCGGCATGGCTAAATGCGGCGCATCTTATAAGGGATAAATAGAATGGCTCCTGTCGTACTAGTTTTAGGTAATATGGTTGTACAAGTTACTTCTGCTTTAATACGTAAGCAGCTAATGAAGCTTGGCTTTAAAGCAGCTAAAAACTATAAGAAGTATTCTAATGTAACCAAAGTTACTAGAGATAATGCTGCTAACGTACTTAATAAAGCTCAGAAACTATCTGATGAGTTAAGACCCGCTAGTAGAGACTTGGCTAAAAAACCTAAGGTTAAGATCATTCGTAGGAAGCCTGACGAGAAGCCACCAGAAGCTCAGACTTCTATACCTAAAACTAATCGAACAGTAAATGCTAAGTTTGACAGAAGTCAAAAGTTAAGTAAGTTTCAGAATGCTGGTAAGCCTTCGACTACCACTTCCCCTGGAACAACTACACCTTTTACTAGGATTAAAACAGGTAAGCGTACTAGTCCAGTTGCACCCACTGCTGTTTCTGCCGCAGGTGAAAGACCTACTATAGATTCTAAACCTTTACCCAAAGGGCCAAAAGTTTCTAGCAGCTCCCCTAAACAACCTGGATACCCTAGAACTGGACCTAAAGCAGATAAGCTACCTAGAAATAAATCTGCTGGGGAAAGTAAAGTCACTAGATCAGGAGTATTGATGCTGATGTCATCTGGACCTTCAGGGCTAGGTAGTGGTAAAGATGCTATGTTAGAAGTAGCTCGTGAGGCTGGGTTTAAAAATGTTGACACTGCTCCTCCAATTAATACCCTTCAAAAAGTAATTAAGCCTAAAACAAAACCAGCTACAGTTAAAAAACAGCTATCAGCTTTTGGCAGTGCATTTAAAAAAGCTCGTGCCGATAAAGAATACTCTTTTACTTTTAAAGATAAAAAATATACTACTCGGTACAAAGAGGAAACTGTAGCAGAGCACAAGAAAAAATTTCAGAAAAAGAAAAAATAATGCATAACGGGGTTGCATTATTGTCTGTAGTACGCTAACATAAAATATGTAAAACTACTCCTGCACAAATAAAAGGAGTAGTGCTATGTTTAGAAAAGTATTAAAAGCGATTCAACAGAATCAACAACGACGAGCAGACTATTGGATACTCATGAACCTGAGTGACAAAGAGCTGCATGATATGGGGATCAGTAGAGGTGAGATCAGGCAAAAAGTCTACGGTTAATGCAGCGGGTAATTATACTAAGCCTAGTATGCGTAAGCGCCTTGTTGCTTCCGTCAAAGCTGGAGGGAAAGGTGGAAAGCCCGGACAATGGTCCGCCCGGAAAGCCCAAATGGTTGCAAAGCAATATAAGGCAAAAGGTGGAGGGTATAAGTAGTGAAAGTAGATGCACCTAAAGGCTATCATTGGATGAAGCAAAAAAATGGTAGCTTAAAACTAATGAAGCATAAAGATAAGTTTGTACCTCATAAGGGTGCATCTCTTACTGCTAACTTCCCTGTACAAAAGAAACACGATGCCAAAAAGTAAAAGTCAAAAAAGTTTAACTGCTTGGACTAAGCAAAAGTGGAGAACCAAAAGTGGTAAGCCATCAACGCAAGGTTCCAAAGCAACAGGTGAAAGGTATCTACCTGAGAAGGCTATTAAGTCTCTTAGTTCTTCTGAGTATGCCGCTACATCACGAGCAAAACGAAAAGGCACTAAGGCGGGTAAGCAGTTTGTGGCTCAGCCTAAGAAAATTAGAGCCAAAGTAAAACCGCATAGGAAAGTTACATGACAGAAAAGCAACAGAAGTTTCTTGATGCATTGTTTGGTGAAGCCGAGGGCAACCCAGTTAAAGCTCTTAAGATTGCAGGGTATGCTCAGGGGGAATCCTCTGCAAGAGTTATGGCTCCTTTAAAGGATGAGATAGCTAACCGTACTCGTGACTTCATTGCTACCAATGGCCCTCGTGCTGTTTGGTCTTTGATGAACGTTATGACTAACCCAACAGACTTAGGGAATAAAGAGAAGATGGCTGCTGCTAAAGACTTCTTAGACCGTGCTGGTTTTGTAAAGACTGACAAGGTAGAAGTCAAATCAGAAAGCCCACTGTTTATTTTACCTCCTAAAGAAAATGAAGCTTGATAAAACTTGGAAACTTCCAAAGCCTGACAAAACCGAAAGTGGCTATGTTTGGCACCCAGTAGTAAGAATAGGTAGACAAGTACCATTTGGGTACTCACAAGATCCAGATGACAAAGATGTAATAATACCTATACCAGAAGAACTAGAACTGTACGAACAAGCAAAGAAACACCTAAAGCAGTACAGCTATCGTGATGTAGCCAATTGGTTAAGTGATCAGTCAGGCCGACATATATCACATGTAGGACTATATAAGAGAGTTAGACTTGAGCAGAAGCGTAAGAGAGAAGCTGCAAACCAACGCTACCTTGCCGAGCGATACAAAGCGGCCCTCGCCAAAGCGGAAAAAATCGAAGCCCAAATCCGTGGTGGTAGAGAAGAGTCCAGCCCAGCCGAAGCCTGAGGCTCTAGACTACGAGGAGATTGCACGTGAGGTCATCTTTGAACCCAATGAGGGGCCACAGACAGACTTCCTTGCATCTACAGAGCAAGAAGTATTATACGGAGGATCAGCTGGTGGAGGTAAGTCTTATGCTATGGTGGCTGATCCTGTTCGTTATCTAGGTAATCCTAATGCTAGGATGCTCCTAGTACGTAGAAGTACAGAAGAACTTAGAGAACTTATTTCAGTATCCAAGCAGCTTTATCCTAAAGCTATTCCTGGAATTAAGTTTATGGAACGAGATAAGACTTGGGTAGCTCCCAGTGGCGCAACTCTCTGGATGTCTTACCTAGACCGTGACGATGACGTTATGAGATACCAAGGTCAGGCCTTTAACTGGATTGGCTTTGACGAACTTACACAGTGGCCTACACCATACCCTTGGAACTACATGAGGTCACGACTTAGAACAACCAGAGCTAGTGGCTTACCGCTCTACATGAGAGCTACTAGTAACCCTGGAGGGCCGGGGCATCAGTGGGTCAAGAAGACCTTTATTGATCCTAACACCCCCAGTGAACCTTTTTGGGCAACGGATACAGAAAGTGGCGAAACTATATGCTGGCCAAAAGGCCATACTAGAGAAGGCGAGCCGTTGTTTAAACGTAGGTTTATACCTGCTACCTTATTCGATAATCCTTACTTAGCAGATGATGGTATGTATGAAGCTAACCTCCTGTCGTTACCTGAGCATCAGCGAAGGCAGCTACTAGAAGGTGACTGGGATATTAACGAAGGTGCAGCTTTCCCAGAGTTTAATCGTAAAGAACACGTAGTAGAACCTTTTGATATACCTAGCAGTTGGGTAAAGTTTAGAGCTTGTGACTATGGTTATGGATCTGCTACAGGAGTTCTTTGGTTTACTGTTAGTCCGTCTGAACAATTAATCATTTATAGAGAAATGTATGTATCTAAGGTTACTGCTACAGATTTAGCAGATATGATACTAGAAGCTGAAGATGGGGAGAAGATGCGCTATGGTGTTCTCGATTCTAGTTTATGGCATAACCGTGGTGATACTGGGCCATCGTTGGCTGAACAAATGAATATGAAGGGTTGCCGTTGGCGTCCCTCTGATAGATCTAGAGGCTCTCGTGTAGCTGGTAAGAACGAAATACACAGACGACTACAGATGGATGAGTTTACTGAAGAGCCTAGAATGGTCTTCTTTAATAACTGCACTAACACTATTTCTCAAATACCTTCTATACCTTTAGATAAAAATAACCCTGAAGATGTAGATACTCATGCAGAAGATCACTTGTACGATGCCCTAAGGTACGGTATAATGACTAGACCACGCAGTAACCTATTTGATTTTGATGCAAATAATCACCGCACAGGATTCCAAGTTTCAGACGCAACATTTGGATATTAAGGATAAGATATGGAAGAAGATTTTGAAGATATGATGATGGATATGGAGGAAGCTTCCTCTATTGAAGATGTCAAAAAAGAAGATTACTCTGATCCAGCTGCAGGACAGATTGTTAGTTTTGTCAATGAAAAATTTTCTAAAGCTGAAACTGCACGAGAACTTGACGAGCAACGCTGGATTCAAGCTTATCGTAATTACCGTGGTATCTACGGGCCTGATGTTCAATTTACTTCTACAGAAAAATCACAAGTCTTTGTCAAAGTAACTAAGACTAAAGTACTAGCTGCCTATGGTCAGATTGCTGAAGTACTCTTTGGCGGCAACAAGTTTCCTATTACCATTGACCCTACCGTTCTTCCAGACGGTGTAGAAGATACAGTAAACTTTGAAACTAATCCAGACCAACGTAAGGCAGAAGAAGGAATGCCTGACTTACTGCCCGGTGAAACCTACCCAGAGTTTAGGGAACGTCTTGCTGGTATGCAGAACTCTCTTGATCCTGTTATGGACAAACTTAAATCTGGTACAGCTAATACACCAACTTCTCCACAGTTTCATCCTGCTGAAGCTGCTGCAAAGAAAATGGAAAAGCAAATTCATGATCAGTTAGAAGAGTCTCACGCTAAGAAGCATCTACGTGCTGCAGCTTTTGAAACAGCATTGTTTGGTACTGGTATTATGAAAGGTCCATTTGCTGTAGATAAAGAGTATGCTAATTGGGATGATGAAGGTAATTACTCCCCTACATTTAAAACTATTCCTCAAACTACTTCTGTTTCTATTTGGAACTTTTATCCTGATCCAGATGCAGCTACAATGGAAGAGGCAGAGTATATTGTAGAACGTCACAAGATGTCACGTTCACAAGTACGTGCTTTAAAAAACAGACCTTACTTCCGTGAGAATGCAATTGATAACTCCTTGCGTCTCGGTGAGTCCTACAACAAAGAGTGGTGGGAACATGCTATGGAAGATAACTCCGAGCAGGATCAGGCGCAACGATTTGAAGTTCTAGAGTTCTGGGGTTTTGTAGATACAGAAATCTTAGAAAACCAAGATGTAGATATTCCTAGTGAGTTAAAAGACTCAGATCAACTTAGTGTAAACATTTGGATTTGTAACGGTCAAGTTCTACGTTTAGTTATGAACCCGTTTACTCCCGCTTATATTCCTTACTTTGCTGCACCCTATGAGATGAACCCCTACAGCATCTTTGGTGTAGGCATTGCGGAAAACATGGATGATACTCAAACTCTAATGAATGGGTTTATGCGTATGGCAGTGGACAATGCGGCACTGTCAGGTAACTTGCTAATCGAAATAGACGAGACTAACCTCGTCCCAGGGCAAGACCTCTCCGTGTATCCAGGGAAGGTGTTCAGGAGACAGGGAGGGGCACCTGGTCAAGCTATTTTTGGCACCAAGTTCCCTAACGTATCTAACGAAAACATGCAGATGTTTGATAAGGCAAGAGTACTATCTGATGAGTCAACTGGATTCCCATCTTTCGCACATGGTCAAACAGGGGTTACAGGTGTTGGTCGTACTGCTTCTGGTATTAGTATGCTTATGTCTGCTGCCAACGGCTCTATCCGTAACGTAGTTAAAAACATTGACGACTATTTACTAGCACCACTGGGCAAAGCCTTCTTTAACTTTAATATGCAGTTTAACTTTGATGCAGAAATTAAAGGCGACCTTGAAGTAAAAGCTCGTGGTACTGAAAGTTTGATGGCTAATGAAGTACGTAGCCAACGCCTGATGCAGTTCTTGCAGGTTGTACAGAATCCTGCACTAGCACCATTTGCACGTATGGATTATATTGTACGTGAGATTGCTAAGTCTATGGATCTTGATCCTGATAAGGTTGGCAACAACATGGCACAGGCAGCAGTACAAGCTGAGATCCTAAAAGAGTTCCAAGCAGCTAACCCACCACCAGCACCAGAACCGGGAGTAGCACCACCTCAGGGCGCTCCTGCTGGCGCACAGGTACAGGATACTCAAGGTAGCGGGGGTGGTACTATAGGTACTGGTACAGCTCCTACACCAGGAGAACAGGGCTTCTCAGGTAATACTGGCGAACAACAACAGGTACAATGAAACTAGTCGTGAACAATACACTAAAGCCTTTTGTAAATAACCCAGAGTTATACACTCCGTTTATCGAAGAGATTGCTGAACGGATCGCCTTTACACATGTAACACTAGA